CCTCGCGGCCCTGTGCGGTGTCGGCGATGCTGGCCGTGATGTGCAGGCCGTCCGCCTCGCGTGTCTGCGCGGTGACGCGGCCGATCAGCGCGCCGTGCTCGCGTGCCAATTTCACGGCGCGGCCGCCGAAGTCGCAGTCGTCGTCGATGACCTCGACGGTGCCGGGCCATATCTCGAGTTCGCGGCCGAAGGGGACGGCGATGCCCTCGAGGGTGAGGCCGTCGTCGTCCTGCGCGTCGCGCAGCCGGACGCCGCCGACGTCGATGTGCCGTGTCTGCATCAGGTCATGCTCGTTCATGTGTCTGCTCCTTGAGTGGTTCGAGGCCTTCGCGTTCGCGGACCTCGTCGATGGTCAGCCATCCGCTTTCGATCGCGGTGCGGTACGCCGAGTAGCGGGCCGACATGTCCGCTCTGCGCGTCGAGTCCCAGTCGAAGCGCACGCTCTGACCGGCCGGCAGCAGCTGCGTGAACGCCTCCTCGATTTCTCCCGTGTACGCGGCGAGCGTGTAGTCGGCGAACTCGAGCCACGCCTGCTCGATGTTCGAGTAGGTCAGATTCGAGCCGTCCACGGCCGCGAGCATGATGCTCGCCGGAATGCCGAGCAACCTCGCGATCTGGGTCGTGTCGAACTTCTGCGTCTCCAAAAACTGCAAGTCCGCCGGCTTGAGCTCGAGGGGGACATACGAGAGGTTCGAGCCGAGGACCTTGATGTCGAGCGCGTCGCCGTTCGCCTTCCACGCCGCCTTAGCGCCCTTCGCCAGCTCCTCGGTCATACGCTGGTCGCTCTTGAGATAGCCCTTGATGTTCGAGCTATCCGTGTAGAACCGCGCCTTGTAGTCGCGGGCCATCGCCGCGCCCTCGACCTCCTCGCGCGCCGCGCTGATCGGACCCAAGCCGCGCAACTGGCCGGGGACGTTGAGGAACTTGAGGTGGATCACGTCACGGCTGGTGTAGCTCTTGCCGTCGTAGCTGTAGCGCAGGTCAGGCGCGGCGATGTCGTCGTTCGCCATCGACACGGTCACCAGATGCGGCGGCAGCACCTCGCACGACACGGCCTCGTCGCCGAAACGCCTGACGCGAAGGAAAGCGTTGCCGTCGAGGCACATCGACGCGACGAGGTCGCTGATGACGTCGCGGCGCGATCGGCGCGTGTCGGGCTGGCGGACGATCGCTGGCTGATGGGCGGCGCGCACACCGTCCACGTACACATCGATCGGCAGACCGGTGATCGCCGTCTGCAACACCTGCACGCCGCGAAAAACGGTCGAGATGCGCAGCGGGTCGGTCGCGGCGGTCCGCGACGGCGGGCGCACTCCGTCCGGCATGGCGTCGTCGCCGGCCGTGGCCGTGCGCCATGCGAGGCGGAAACGTGACATGAAGCTCATGGCCGCAATCATGCCCGCCGCAGTCGTGCGTCGCAATTCTGCTGCGTCATGCGCGCTCAGGCGCGCGCAGCGGCGGTCAGGGGTCAGAAAATCTGCAATTCGCCGCTCTCGGCGTGATTGACCGCCCATGCGGCGACCATGACGGACTCGATCGGCGAGGTCAGTCCGGTCGAGCCGCGCCGGGTCACATGCCACGAGTCGCCGGACCAGCTGCGCGCGCAGTTCGCGGCGGAATCGTCGAGCCTCGCGTCCGCCGCGTGCAGCGTGACGCCGTTCTGTAACCCGCTGAGATACGACTGGCCGACGGCCATGTAGTCGGCCGAGGTCAACGGCACGAGCCGCACATCGTCGGTGCGTTCGAGCAGGTCGTGCAATGGAGCGTTCGGCCCGCGCGAGTCCATGCACACCGGCGCGTCGTAGGTGCGGGCGAGCCGGCGCAGTTCGGCGACGGCGTCGCCCGTGCCGTCGAGCACCTTCAGCACCTGCGTGCGCGTCACACCGTCGTCTCCGCGTATGGCCACGCTGATGCTCGTGTGCGTCGCGTCCACGTCCACCGCCATGCCGAACGCCTTCGGCGCGTTCCTGGCTGCGGTCGGCGGCATCGGCTCGCACACGGTCGCCTCCCACAGGTCGGCCGGAATGAACCGTTCGGCGATGCCGGTGTCGCGCCTATTGCCGAACGCGCGGGCCCAGCCGGCCGTGTTCTGGCCGAACTGCGCGCGGAAATCGGCGAGCTGTGACTTGTTCCATAGCAGGCCGGCGGCGGGATGGTACGCCATGATGACGTCGAGATCCTCGGGGTCGGCGTCGTCGGGGATCCCGAAATCGAACCAGCAGGTGCGCCGCGACGCCTCGCCGGCACGGCACGCATCCAGTCTCGAGTTGAAAAAGGTTGACTCCGCAGTGCCTTCGGTCGATGTGATCCACAGTTGGGGCTGGACGCCGGTGGCCTTGAAGCGCGTCGCGGTCGTCGGCAGGAAGCCGTCGATGATCGCGTCGCCGGTGTCTGCTGACAGCGAGAACGCCTCGTCGAGCGTGATCATGTCGCCCTGCACGCCGTGGCCGGCGACCTTCGTGACGCTCATGGGACGGAACACGCTGCCGTTGAGAAACGGCTGGCGCAGGTCGCCGGCGCCCAGATACGGCCGGCGGCATATCGCCTGAAGCTCGCTGTCCTGCAACGCGGCGAGATACTTCTTGAAGTGCTCGGACGCGTCCTTGCCGGTCTGCGCCAGATAGTAGACGTAGCGGCGTGGTCCCCACAGGGCGTTGCGCGTCGAGGCCGTGTCGATCAGCGTTGACTTGCCGCACTGCCGCTGCGTGCTCAGGATCACCGTGTCGTAGTAGTAGCTGCCCGTGTCCGGGTCGATCTCGCCGGCCACGTCGGCGACGTAGCGCTGCCACGGCAGCAGCGGCGTATGCAGGAACGCAGCGAACGCGGCCACGTTGCCGCCGTCCGTCCGCCTTGACGTGTCACGGCGCGTGCCGCCGCGCATCCTCACTTGGCGGCCTCCGCTAGCAGGTGCGTCAGGTCGTCGCTGAGTTCCACCGTCTCCGGGTACAGCGCGCGCAGCTCGCGCATAGTCGCGTTGTAGCTGTCCATGAGCGTCGAGATGTTCTTCGGCGTGGGCGCGGAATTGTATCGGTCGATGTTGTAGGCGATGCAGATCAACGAGGCGGCGTAATCCAACGCCTCTGGCGTCGGCTCATGCGTCTCGAAGAAGCGGTCGAGCATGTTCCGCGTGCTTTTTTCCTTGAACCCGTTGTACTTTCCGATTTCCTCGAATCCCTCGAAGACGCCTTGCGTTTCCATGTCTCACCTCCGTTTCGCGACTTTTTTATTCTTGGTCGAGAGTGCAAAAAACTGGGCGCGGGGTCTTGGTGGCCGGCAGCCGTTTAAAAAACAGCCATCGGCAAGCATCCGCATTATAGCGCGTCGCGTCCGATTGTCAATGTGCTAAGCGTCGAGCACGGACACAATCGTCTCACCATGCGAGACTATCGGCGATGGTCTCATTACGCAGCCCGAGCCGCACGAGCTGACGGCGGCGCTGTGCGAGGCGGGCGCGCACCGTCGCCTGCGTCACGCCCATCGCGTACCACTGGCGAGCCACCTGCTCGTCCGTCGCATTGCCCACTGTATCGAACACTTGTGCGGATCCCGGATCCACGACATGGATGTCGTAGTCGAACGCGATCCACTCGGCGAGCATGTCGGGATGCGAGCGGCTGCGCGGCAGCGTGCGGATCAGCCACACGTCGAGCGGCGAGGCCGTGCGCGCCAGCTGCCGGTAGGCCGCGTCCCACGCCATCGCTGCGGCCAGACGCACCGGCTTCGCCGCGGCGAGCTCGTCGTCGTCGCATGAGAGCACGCGGGCGAACTCGCTATGGGCGACCATGACGCTGTCCAGCGCCATGCGCTCGGTCGCATAGCCTATCAGATCGGCCGTGGGCGGCCCGATGACGCAATGGATCGTCGCGCCGTACCCACTCAGCACGCGGTCCTGTCGCACGCTGTTGCAATGCTTGCACGCGCGGCGGATGTTCGCGACGCTGTCCATGCCACGATGCGACCACGGCACGATATGGTCGTCCTCCTCGCCGACGCCCGTGCAGCCCGGCAGCCGTAGCCAACACTCGTTGCCCCATGTGGCGATGACCTCTGCGCGGATACGCGGGTCGATGACCTGACGCCGACGCTTCCTGTTCATGCGCTTCATTCGTGCCGTCCCTTCCACTTGTCCTTGTACGCCTCGAGCGCGGACACCTCGTAGCGGTAGACGCTGTCCTCGTACTTGATCCAGTCCGGGCCGCGCCTGTCGTCGCGCCACCGGCGCATCGTCGCCTCGCTCACGCCCAAATACTTCGCGGCCGCCCTCGTCGTCAACGGCGGTACGTACCTGGCACCCACCGCTCAAGCCCCCGCGTACTCGCGCAGCCGCCCGAGCAGATCGTCGCGGTCGAACACACGACGCCCGTCGACACGCTGAGGCGCCGGGATGCGCCCGTCATGAATGAGCTTCTGCAAAGCGTTGTCGCCTGCCGACCTGTACGAGGCCGTCTCGTACAGCCGCAGCAGACGGATCACCATGTCACGCTCAACCGTGGCCGTCCCCGTCGTGTCATGCTCCAGCCGGTCGAGATTCACGCGCACCGTCCGCCGTATCTCCCGGTCGTACAGCTTCTTGCCCGACTTCCTTGTACTGCGCTTCGTTGGTTTGTAATCGACTGCATATCCCATGACGACCTCGATTCTGATTGATGTGGATAAGTGGATAAGTGGACAACTATTGTGGAAAAGGTGACTTCGGTGGAGGGGGTTAGAGCGGGGGGAACCTTAAGAGGCCCAAACCCGAACCGAGCAAATCTCGATCGGGAAAGAGTCTCTTGAAGGTTCGCAAGCTAGGTGGCTTCGTCTGGAGCCGGGCCGTCGCATATCGTACGAAGCGGGCCGAAGCCCGCGCGGTTGGTCTCACGACGACGCCCGCCCGTAGACGGCGAAGCGGCTGACACGCCCTTACCCGCGCGCCGCCGTGATTCAGCACAAGCCCGCATAAGCCCTCCCCGAGAGCCGTCGTAACCACGCCACCACATGACGTGTGTTTGTAACGCGCTGAGCGAGGCGCGCCCGGATAATCTCATACGTGCCGGCGCGGGCAGCCGAGGGGAACCCGCGCCATAGGCATGCAATTATGAAACTTGGGCGTTACCTGCATCGCCACGCCTGCGAACACGCCCCACACACCGGGCATCGTTCGCCGACGCGACGAGCGCCTGCAACAGCTTGTCGTCGAGGATGGCACGCGTCTCACAATCACCGGACGACATACAGAGCCTGTAGAAGCCCGGCCAATGCTCGATCGGTTCCACCCACGCACGCGTCTCATTCACGGCGCACCTCCGTATCGAACACGTGGATGAACTCGGCGATGGTCGGGCGGCGACGCGCGCCGAAATCGTCGAAGAACCTGTACGCAACGATGAACACGTCGCTGTCCTCATGCGTCTCGTACAGGGGAATGTAGTCGCTGACTTCCAGCTGCGCGCGCGGGCGTCGTCCGTGGCCGGTAATGAGCGCGTGCACGATCAGGCACAGTCGCGGCTTCATGTCGCTCGGATGCGCGAACACGGCCACATCGCCGCCGCGCAGATCGTCGAGTGAACAAATCAGCTTGTATTTCATCTCGCGGCCTCCTCGTCGCGCCCTAAGAGGTAATCCACGCTCACATCGAAGATGTCGGCAATGCTGCACACGTCCCTGAGCGTGAAACGATCATTCTTGAACTTCTGAGTGACTGCCGACGGCGTAATGCTCAGCTCTCGCGCAAGATCGGCGCGATGGAAGCGGTTACGCCGCATAAGCGAGTCAATCCGCTTTGCTGTAGTCATAGTCTCTGTAGTCACGCTAAAACCATAGCACAGACTGTAGTATGCCTACAACTACCATACTGACGTGTGATGTGTAGTATGCCTAAACTTGTGATATAGTGTTAAGCATGACTACATACAATGAAAGCATTGAAAACATTGGCCTCACGCTTCAGCAGATCATTAGCGATAACATGCTTCTCGCTCTCGCTGCGCGACGCCTCAACCGCGCGCAACTCGCTGCGGGTATCGGCGTGTCGGGCGGTCTGATTTCCCAGAAACTCAATGGCCGGACGAACTGGACTATCGAGGATATGGAAAAAGCGGGCCGATACCTAGGTATCGAACCCGCTTGGTTCCTGCGCGCCCATAATGTCATGGGTGAGCCGGTGGGGCCTGTGGGGCTTGAACCCACGACCGGCGGATTATTACCATATGTGACTTCGTTATCGTTCTTCGCTGAACGCCCCCGCATTCCGCGAGGGCGTTTGTGTTTGCGCACCTAGCTTCGTGAGATGCCTAACAAACAATATCCCGCGCCGCTGTGGCGCGATGCAATCAATGGTTATCTGTCCTATCTGCGCGCGGCCGGTCAGCGGCCCGAGAGCGTGAAGACCCGATCACGGCAGCTTGTGCGCCTGAGCCTCGATCTTGCCGGCACGGCCCCGGCCGATGTGACGGCGGCCGCGTTGCTGGAATGGTTCGAGTCGAAACAGTGGGCGCGCGAGACGCGCCGTAGCGCGCGCGACGCGGTGAACCTGTTCTATGAGTGGATGAAGCTCACGGGCCGCCGCTGCGATAATCCGGCGTGCGTCCTTCCGCGCGTGCGGCGCACTTCGCCGTCGCCGCACCCGTGCCCCGACTCGGTGATACGCGCCGCCCTGCTGGATGCGAAGCCCGACGTGCGGCTGATGATACGCCTCGCTGCCGAATGCGGCTTGAGGCGTAATGAGATCGCGCAGACGTCGGCGGCCGACGTGCTGGACGGCGGCGACGGCTATTCGCTTATCGTGCACGGCAAGGGCGGAAAGCAGCGTATCGTGCCGATGCCCGACGATCTCGCGCGCGAGGTGATCGCCTATGACGGCCCGTGCTTCCGTGGCCGCTTCGGCGGCACGGTCGAAGCGTCCTACGTCGGCAAGCGTGTCGGCGCGGCCTTGCCGAAGGGGTACAGCTGCCACTCGCTGCGCCATAGGTACGCGACGCGGTTGTACGCGGAAACGCGGGACATCCTGCTTGTGTCGAAGATGCTGGGCCATACGAAGGTCGAGACGACTATGGCTTATGTCGCTTTGCCGTCCGTCGGATTGCAAGAGACGATGCGGGCGATCTCCGTCGTGTGACCTAGAACATGTTTTGGCCAAAGTTGTTGCATGTGCAACAACTTTGGCCAAAACTGTTTATTCCTTGTCGGGGTCTTCCGGTTCGTCCGAGGGGTGGGCGGGGAATCGGTTCATGATGCCGCCGATGTCGGGATTGATGTCGCGAAGGTTCTCAAGCACACTCACTAGCTCGGTGAGCACGATGTACGCGCAGATCGCGCCGACGATCGGCACGTTCAGCTCGATTTCCGGCATCTTGTCGGCGGCGAGTTCGGTGAGCTGCGCGACGCCTATCAGCCCGAGGAACGCGGCCTTGTGAAACAGGCCGTTACGCAGCGCCCGCGACTGCAAGTCGTTGTCGTGCCACGCCCTGATGAAGCCGCTGACGATGTCCGCGAGCATGAAAGCACAAGCGATGCCGATTATCCAGATGTTGGCCACGTCGTGAGTCTCCTTAGTCGATGCGGATGATCTGACCGGGGAAGATCAGGTTCGGGTTTCCGATGCCGTTCTTCCGCGCCAGCTCGATGTAGGTCGTCCCGTAGCGTGCGGCGATGCCGCTGAGCGTGTCGCCCGGCCTCACGGTGTAGGTGCGTGCCGGCGGTTTCATGCGCTCGTTGACCTTCGCCTGCACCTTTGCGGCGTCGTATCCGGCGGCGCGCAGACGGTTGACGCGGTCGGTTCCGTTGCCCCATTTGCCGGCGATGACCTCGGCCGCGATCACGTCGAGGCTTTCCCTCGCGGGCTGCGCGGGCGCGGCCGGCAAGCCGTTCGGGTTCGCGTACTTCGCCCACTGTGCGGGCGTGATGTACGCCTTGTCAAGATCGAGCGCGCCACCATAGCCGGGGACGCGGCCGTTGCTCGCGTACTGCCGGATGACACACGAGTACGCGCCTTCGTTCCACGGCTTGTCCTGCCATCCGGTCGCCGCGCCGCTCGCGTACTGCGCAACCCATAGACCGCAGTCGTGTCTCGCGGCGACGGGCGCGACACTGCCGAGCGCCGACGCCATCGTGTACACGAGCGGCTTCACGCCGGACAGTCGGATGAACTCGCGCAGAAACTCGTCAAGATACGCCATGTTGCCCCATGCGGCATTGTCGTCGGCCTCCCAATCGACTGTCGCGACGCCATGACGAAAGTAGCCGCGATTGTGCTCGACGGCGAACGCGGCTTCGCGCGCCGCGCCCACACCGCGCACGTAATGGCAGAACCCGAACGGCTTGCCGCGCTTGATCGCGGCTTGAATCTTCGCGTCCGCGCCCGGCCACACACTCCTGACGATGCCGTTGGCCGTCAACTCACCGGCTCCCCACGTGGTCTGCACGATTAGGAAATCGTAATCGACCTTGTCGGCCGGGAAGTCCGCCTTCCAATTGCTGATGTCGATCCCTCTCATTGTCCCTTGTCCTTTCTCTTGTTGGTCACGATGTGACGTACTTGCGTATGTCCCCGATGTTCGCGCACGGCCATGTGAGCTGCGCGAACACGATATTGTTCTTCTTGAACGTGAAGCCCGTCACGAAGGTTTCCAACGAAAAGCCTCGGTTCGATACCTGAAATCCGAAGTTCGCGGCGTGCTCCTCGTTCGTGTAGGCGGGGAGATGCACGAACGTAGGCGGGATGTATTCGTTCTGCGTAACCGTCCCTAGAATCCATTCGCAGTTCGATGCTGTGACCACGATGTCGCGCTTCGCCTTCGCACGGATGTAGATGTATGGCTGCCCGAACGTTTGCCACTGCCACGATTCGACCGCCCAATCGTCATTGGTGGTCAAGTTGAAGATCACTGCGGGACGTGCGGGCCGTATCCATTTGCGCCCGTAGTACCAGTAGGGGCCGGCCTGCGCCATTTTCGTCTCGTCGCTTTCGTATACATACGCCTGCTGGCCGACGGTCGCGTTGTTCGTGTCGATGCTCGCGAGGTCGCCGCCGCTGCGCGGCCCCGCGCCGTACATCGTGGTGTCCACTGTCGTCGCCAATGCTTTCAGTTGGTCGGGTATGAGCTTGATCTGGTCGGACTTCTCGGGGTAGGGAATCGCGTAGTGGGATGTGGTCGCGCTCATGGTGGTCTCTCCTTAGTTATTGTGCGTTCGTGGTAAGAAAGCTCGTCGTACGGCATAGATGCCCTATGGTCGCCTCGGCCGTGAGGTATGCCGCTGTCCACGCGGATGGTATCTGCGCCCATGTGGTCGTGGCGCTCAGTGGTGTGGAGATGGGCGTGAGCGTGATGTCGTGCCTGACGTGTATCCGTTCGTGTCTCGCGTCGATGCTGAGCGTGCCGCCGATCATCGCGTACGGGCCGATCGCGTCGAACGGTAGCTTGGTGTCGGCGAACATGATCGCGGCCAACGGGCGCGGCTGCATGTATTTCGGCTGTAGGCTTTCTGGCATGTCGTCGGCGTCCAGGGTGATGCCGGACGGTGTGAGCCGTGTGGCGATGTTGTCGATCAATGTCTTTAACGCGGTTTCGTCCGCCGTGAACGGGCTCCATGTCGTATAGTCGATGGGCGCGGACGCGCTATGCCCGTACAACAGATCACTGTCCACGACGAGGTTCTTCACGTTGTCCCGTATCTCCTGCGGCAGCGTGTCCGATTTCACGTTGACCTCGACATCGGACACGCTCGCCGTGAACTCGACCGTATCGTTTTGGTTCCTGCGGCCCTCGGTGCGCATCGTCTTGAACTTGACTGTGACGCCGGTGTACGGCGGCAACAGCTGGAACTCGCGTGCCGAACGCGCATAGGCCGCGTCGAGCGGCTTGTACGCCTTGCCTTCTGACATCACGTAGACGCACGCGGTGGCGCGGGCGTCGAGGCATACCAGTGCTCCCGCGCCGACACGCAGCGCGCGCAGCGAATTGTCGTCCGGATGCTCGTACCACAATGGCAGCGAATAGTCCATGAACGAATCGTGCAGCAATGTGAGCTGGGACGGGTATTCGCCCTTGAGCTGCGGCATGATGCAGTTTCGACTGCTGATGCCGAACGGCATGTCGTCCACAATCGTCGGCGCTCCGATTGCCGTCGCGCGGCGATTCATCTCGGCTACGCGATCCGCCGGCGTCACGTTCCAGTGGAGCAGACCCTTGATGTTATTCGATAGGTCGCTCGTCGGCCCCTCGTCCCTCAACCGCTTCCACAACACCATGAGCGAGGTCGCCGTACACTGGATCTGCCAGCCGTCGCGTAGCGGCTTTACGGTCAGGCCGGCGGCGATCAGGCCGTTGAACACAACGGTGTGGCCGGGGCCGAACCATAGACGCACGCCGCGTCCGGTGAGCCATGTAGGGTTCGCGGCGAGCTCTCCGCGCAGATCGCGCAGCGTGAAGGTCATGACGCTGGGATCCGGCTGGCGCCCGACCTCGCTCGTGCCCCATTGGACGCTCGCGCCGGCGAGGGCGCATAGGTCTGCGTGGGACGTGAGGTCGCGCCATGCACCGTTGACGTTGATTTCCAGATGCGGAATCAGGTAGGTCATCAGCACCTCCTTGCCGAGTAGTCGTCGAGGATGCGGCGCAGTTCGGCGGCCGTGCCTTCCTCGTCGAGGATCTTGCCGTTGATGTTGACGGTGATGTTCGGCCGGTCGTCCTTCGTGTGGCCGACGCCGGTCATGCTCATGTTCAACGGCATGGCGGCGAGGCTCGCGTTCGCTTTGGACACGGCGGCGCGCACGTCCGAGTCGAAGCCCTTTGTCAGGCCGCGTGCGAGGCCCTGCATGATCAGCCGTCCGTTGTTGACGAGCAGGATCTTGTCGTAGGCGGGCGGTCCTTTGTGGGCGGCGATCCAGTCGCCGAGGCCGCCGACCCATCCGGTCACGTTGCCCCACGCGGATTTGAGGCCGTCCCATAGGCCGTTGATGATGTTCGAGCCTGCGTTCCACAGCCATTGGCCGGCGTTCGCGAAGATGTTCATGATGCTCTGCGGCAGGTTCCCGAACCAGTTGAGCACGTTGCCCCACGCGGATTTGACGCCCTCGCCCGCGTTCGTGAAGATCGTGCGGATGCCGTTGCCGAGCCCGTTGAACGCGTTTCTGACGCCGTTGCACAGGCCGTTGAAGAAGTTCTGCACGGCCTGCCATATGGCGCGCACGCCGTTCGCGCAGCCGTCCCACGCGCCCCGGACGATGCCGACGACGTTCTGGAACATGGTCGCGATGCGCTGCCCGGTGCGCTCGAAGAAGCCGCGCACGGCGTCCCATATGCCCTTGACGGCGTCGCCGGCGGCCGACCAGTCGCCGCGTATGACGGCGCACACGGCGTCGAAGATGCCACGGATGACCTCGACGACGGTGCCGATGTAGTCCTTGACGGTCTCCCAGATCATGCGCACGTATTCGCCGGCCACGTCCCATGCGGCCGTGATCGCGGTGCACACGACCTCGAACGCCGCCTTGAGGCCGTCGAGTATCGGCTGGATCCAGTCCATGAACGTCTGCCATGCGGCCGTCACCCACTGGCATACCGCATCCCATGCCGTCTTGATCGCGTCGCACACGACTTGGAACACGCCGGCCACGGCGTTCCATGCGTCCGTGAGGAACTGCGTGAACGCCGCCCACGCGGCGCGGCCGGTCTCGGTCTGCGTGAAGAAGTAGGTCAGGCCGGCCACGAGCGCGCCGATGGCGGTCACGACCACCATGACGGGATTCGCATTCATGACCACATTGAAGGCGGCCTGGGCGAGTTCGGCGGCCTTCGTCGCGGCCGAGAACCCTTGTATCGCGCCGACTGCGGTCTGCACGAGGCCGGCGACCTTGAACGCGGCGAAGCCGCCGCCGATCGCGGCGAGCGAGGCCACGACCGCGTCGGCGTGTGCGCCGAACCAGTCGGCGACGCGGCCGAGCGCGTCGGCGGCACCTTGGATGATGCCGGTCACGGTCTGCCATGCGCCGCCGAGCGCGGCGCCCACGCCCTCGCCTCCGGCCATGCCTTGCCAGACGCGTCCGACCGTCGCGGCGATCCTGCCGCACATGTCCCACAGGCTGCGCCCGGCCGACACGATCGCGTCCCATGCGGCGCGCGTGGCCTGAGCGGCGCCGGTGTCGCGCAGGCCGGCGGCGACCTGGCGGATCCAGTCGGTGACGTGCTGGAGTTGCACGCGTGCGCCGCCCACGAGTTCGGTGACGGTGTTGAACATCTCGCCGAAGCGGCTGCCGGCGTCGGCGGCGCCGTTGAACATGCCGTCGATGGGCAGGACGGCGGTGATCAGGTCCCATATGGCCGTGCCGACCGCCTTGCACGCGGCGGCGACGTCGGCGAGCATGACGCGGCCGGTCTTGATCGCGCCCGAGTCGGCGAACGCGGTGGCGAACGCCTTCAGGTCGCCGGTCGCCTTCGCGCTGAAGTCGGCGATCGCGTCGCCGGCCGAGCTGATCGCTCCCGTGACCATCGGCTTGAAGATGTTGAACGCGTCGGACAGGCCGCCGACGATCGCGGCCTCGAGGTTGCCGATGGCGCCCTCCATCGTCGCGGTGGAGGCGGCGGCCTCCTTCGCGACGTCGCTCATGCCCAGCTGCATGATCGCGTCGTTGAACTCGGCCGCGGTGATCTGGCCCTTCGCCATCGCGTCCCTGAAATCACCCGTGTAGGCGCCGTTCCTCTTCAGCGCCTCCTGAAGCTTGCCGGATGCGCCGGGAATCGCGTCCGACAACTGGTTCCAGTTCTCCGTGGTCAATTTTCCGGCGCCGGCGGTCTGGGTCATGACCATCGCCACGCTTTTGAAGGTCTCGGCGTTGCCGCCGGCGACGGCGTTGAGGTTGCCGGCCGCTTCGGTCAGGCCCAGATAGTCCTTGATGCCGTTGGCGGCCAGCTGCGCGGTCATGGACTGGATGTCGTCGAGGCCGTACACCGTCGTGTCCGCGTATTTGCGGGTCGCTTTCGCGGCACGGTCGATCGCGGACGTGTCGAGGCCCGCGAATTGGAGTGTGGACTTGAACTTGTCGGTGCTGTCCGACATCGTGACCACGTCGCGGCTGAAGCCCTTGACGGTGTCCCACACCTTGCCGATGCCCTTGGTCGCGAGGTTGCCGAGCACGGTGCCGAACGCCGCCGCCTTCGTCGCGGTCTTCTCGAACGCCTTCTGGGCGTCCGCCGCGTTGCCGGTGATGCGCACCGACATGATCGCGCTATGCGCCATATCCGGCCTCCTTCATCCGTTCGTTCTCCTCGATCAGGGCGGCCATGCAGGTGCCCCAGTCCATTTCGTCGGCCTGCTCGCGCCATTGCCACGGCGTGCCGCCGTAGCGGGCGGCGAGCAGGCAGCTCATGCGCCCAAGGGACTCGTCGGGCCATTGGGCGAGGCCGTAGGGTTTGCGTCGGCGCCGGCCTCGACGTCCATCGCGTCCACGCGGTCGAGCCACACGTCGAACGGTTCGTCCACCTTGCCGGCGAGACGCAGCGACGCGTACGCGGCGTACAGGTTCAATCGCACGGGGGATTCGTTCATCGACCCCCAGTGCTCGCGGATCGCGTGCTCCTCCGCCATGCACAGGGCGCGCATGTTGATACGCGTGGAGACGGCCGCGCCGTCCGTGTACGTGATCGTGATGATGGTAGCCATGTCTTAGATGCCTTTCACTTGCTTCATGGTCTGTTCGACATACTCGGTGTAGACGCGCATCCACGCGTTCTCGCTCGCCGCGACGCCGTTGTTCACGAACAGGCGCGGCCGGATGTGGTGTGCGGGCCATCCGTAGTTGATGGGGCCGGCGTAGGGTACGGCCTTGCTGCCGGCGCGGATGACGCCGGCGCGGCGGGTCGCGCCCACGCGCACGCTGCGGCGCAGCCGGCCGGTCCTCGCCGGCGTGCGGCCGGTGACGGCGGGCAGCGCGATCTGCGCGGCCCGCCGGTTGACCTGCTTGAGCTCGTCGAGGTCGGCGCCGGCCTTGCGCATCGTGGCGACGAAACGACGGCCGCCGACGACATAGAGGGCCTTTGCGCTCATGCCGTCTTCGTGCTGTGGGACAGGTCGGTGACCGGCAGGCTGATGTCCTGCTGGTTCTTGGCCTTGACGTCGCCTCCGATGCCGATCGGCGTGATCGTGGCCTTGCCCTTCCATTGCACCGCGCCGGCCGTGGCCGGGATGAACGTGAACTCGTAGGTATTGCCGGCGTTGTCGAAGAACCATGTCGCCGCGCCGTCCTGGCTGAAATCGTCAACGATCGTGCCCTCGAGCGTCCATGTGGTATCAGTGTTCGTTTCCACACTGCCGTCGAGGTACGTGGTCGGGTCGTCGCTCGAGTTGCTGGGCACGAGCTGGACCTTGACGAGGTCGGCCGAAAAGTCCTTGGATGTGCCGCCCGAGCCCGAGCTGGTCGTGATCTTGAGGCTGCCGGGCCCGAGTGTGCGTACTTTGCCCGTTGTGGTTGTTGCCATTGTTGTCTCCTTTGCTTATGAGAGGTCGAGTGGGTTGAGTCTGACCTGATAGGCGAGCAGGTTACCGGCGCCGGCGAGGCTGAACGTGGCCGGCGACGCGGTCGCGATGTTCAGGCCCTTCGCGGCGAGCGTGTCGATTGCGTCGGCGATCAGGTCGAGGCTTGATGCCTGCGTGGCCGGCGTGCCGGCGACCACGTCGAGCGTCCACCGGATGGTCGGCGGCCCGACCCATGTGGTGTATTCGAGCTCCGGCGGTTCGATCACGATCGCGACCTTGCCGGGCGTGGGCTGCGCGAGCTGGGGGTCCACGCTCACGGACTGCACCTTGTCGCCCAGCATCTCCTCGAGCAGGCTCTGGAGCCTATGCTGTTCGTCGATGACGGTCATGCGATCACGCTCCCGCCCGTGAGGATGCCGGCGGCGTTGAGCTTCGGCCAGACCGCGCGCAGCGGATCCGTGGGCACACGGAACGGTTCGACGCCGTCCGTGCCCGCATCCATGACGCCCAGACGCGCGTTGCGCATGTTGTACAGGTCTACCGCGCACGCCACGACGCAATCGATGTACACGTTCAGCGACACGGTCGCATCGCCGATCGCCGGCGCGACGTAGCCGCGCGCATAATCGATCGCGATGCTCAGACGGTCATCCTCGCCGGCCGGGATGCCGACCTCGGCGCGCATACGTTTGAGCAGTTCCTGCGTCGGGACTTCGGGCACTGCCATGTCACGCCGTCTTGAACTTGATGGGCAGCAGGCCGTCGGTGTTCGTCGCGCCCATCGCCATGTAGCCGTAAACGCTGTAGTTTTCGGTGAGTTTGGTCGGGTCGCCGTCGGACAGCTGTGTCGGGCCGCCCGACTCCCAGACGGTGACGGCTTCGGGGTCGATGAAGCAGGCGGTGCCGGCGGTCGCGCCCGGCAGGATGTAGACGGGGACGCGCATGAGGTCGCCGACCACACCGGTCAGGTCAAAGCTGCCGATGGTGTCCGAGCCCTTGCCGCTGATGTCCATGAACCGGTTGCCCGAGTCCTTGAGCTTGATGAGGGCGAGGGCGACGTCCTTGGACACGGCGAGACGCGTCAGCGAGGTGTTGCGGTCGTCCATGATCTCGGCGGCGTCGAGGATGATGCCGGCCCATTCGTCCGGCGTCATGGACGCGAGCACGCTCTTGGTCGTGATGTTGTTCGCGTCCGAGGACGCGTCCCTCTGCGCGGCGATCAGGTCGTACAGATACGTACGGACCGCGCTTTCGGTCGCCTTCGCATACGCATTGCGCAGCGCCTTCAGGGCGGTGTTGAGCATCGGCGTCGTCGATCGTTCGATGACTTGACGGCTCAGGGTCGTGTAGCCGCCGTAGGTGGCGATGTCGGCGCTCTTGGTGCCGAACTTCACCTTGCCGAACGTCAGGGCGCTGCCTTCGCTCGTCTGCTTATCGGCCGACGTGGTGTCGGACGATACCACGTTGTATTCGAGCGTCATGCCGGTCGCGGGAAGCGTGTCGCGGGTCAGGATGTTCATGACCTTGCGGCGCTGTTCGATCAGCTTGAGGTCGTCGGCGATCCATGTGACGGTGTTGCCCGTGTCGCCGGTGGCGATCAGGTCGCGCGTGGCGAGCATGAGGTCGCGTGCCTCCGTGTCGCCCTTGGCGAGGGCCTTGAGATAGTCGCCCTCGCTGCGGTACGCCTCGCCGATCTTCGCCGGCGCGGCCGGTTCGTGTTCGGCGAGAGCGGTCTTGATGGCGCGGATCTCGTCGTCGATCGCGGCCATGCGCGTCTCGGTGCCGTTGTCCATTGGTTCCTCCTTAGTGGTGGTGTTTTCGATGTCCCTCTGTCCGGTGATTTTCGCGTCCACATACGCCGGGATCCCGGTGACCGAGACCTCGAACAGTTCGACGCTGCGGCGGTGGACCACGGTGCGTTCGTCGAGTGTTTCGACATGGTTCTCGATCGGGCGGAAGCCAATCGAGAAGGCGTCGTAGACGCCGGCGCGCACGAGGTCGGCGACCTCGCGGCCCTGTGCGGTGTCGGCGATGCTGGCCGTGATGTGCAGGCCGTCCGCCTCGCGTGTCTGCGCGGTGACGCGGCCGATCAGCGCGCCGTGCTCGCGTGCCAATTTCACGTCGCGGCCGCCGAAGTCGCAGTCGTCGTCGATGACCTCGACGGTGCCGGGCCATATCTCGAGTTCGCGGCCGAAGGGGACGGCGATGCCCTCGAGGGTGAGGCCGTCGTCGTCCTGCGCGTCGCGCAG